AGGTTAGTCGGTTGAAAAATAGATGCAGTTGAAAGTGTGCCGAGCCGAGCCGAAGCGCCGGTCCTCGTCTGGCTCAATCGTATATTCCACGCTCGTCAAATGCAGGTCTTGACATTGCCCGCCCAGCGTCACGTCCGCGAGAACCGCCGCCTCAACCGCTGCGCTGCCGGTGTCGAAAAGGTCGTCAATCAGATACGTGCCGCTCTCGGCGGTGAAGTAGTCCACGACGAGCTGAAGCTGCCGGTATTGCGTTCGGTTGCTCGGCCCGAGCGTGCGGACCTCGATCTGCTCGCTGACCGCGTAAACGGCTGCGGCCGGGAAGCTGATGCTCGCAATCGTGTTGTTGCGCCCTCGCAAGATGTTCGCGGTCGGAACGACGAGAGCGCCGGTCAATGCGTTGGCGGTGGCGTTGCGGATGTTTGTTCGGGTGCTCATGCTGCTGCGGTTTTGATTGGCATCATTCCTTTTACTCTTATGAAACCCAAATTGACCGCTGCATTTGAATTTATTGCCTCAATTTTTTTGACGGTCGTTTGAATCCGCGAGTTGATAGCGCCGTCAATCATGCGCTGATAATTTGGTATCTTCACGTTGTGCGCCGTCGCTTTGATGAACGGCTGCGGACCAAAGCTCGATTGCACCGAGCCAAACAGCTTGTTCCCGCTCGCCTGCGGCTTGAGTTTGTCGCTGAATTTCTTGTATCGCGCACCGGTGACTTTTGCCGATGAGTTCCAGCCCGATACGGTCCAGCCGACGCGTCGCTCGATCTCGTTGCGATACTTTTTGAAGTCGCTGCCGAACGCGAGTTGATCCGGCTTGCCGGTGATTCTTCCGCGAGCGTTTTGTTTGCGCCGATGCTCAAGGCGCAGCGCGTCCTCGTTCTCCAAAAGTCTCATGCCGTAGTAGTGCGAGAGCTTAGGGTTTCGCAGAAGCGCCCGCAGTTTCTCGACCTGCCGGTTACGAACGTAACGCGCCATTGACTTGTAGAATCCGCCTTCGCTCGCCTTGGCCTGCAAGTCCTGATAGACGAGCGGCTGCGCCAATCTCGAAAAGTCGGCTCGCACCGCGTTCACGCCCTGCTGCTTGCTCTTGGGCGGAGTGAATTTGACGATGGTCTGAATCGCGTATTTGGCCTCCTCCTTGATGACTTGCCCGAGGTCCACTTTCGCCGCGTTCGCAAGCTTCGCCAGTTGGAATTCTAGCCGCGAGAAACTGGCCTCGATCTCGATCATATCGATTTTTGCACTTCGAGTTCACATCCCGCGCCCTCGGCATCGAGCATGACGCGATCAATAAAATAGGTAATGCCGGCTCGGGAAAGCGTCTGCGTGACCTGCGGAACGGCGCTCACGCTCGTCGTGAGCAGGAACACGGTGAAGCGCGAATCGTCCCGGCGTTGGTCCTCGAAGTCGGCGAACGCGTTGCGAGACGCCGACCACACGCCCGTCACCGCCGCGCCCTGATACGTAAACGAAATGCCGGCCTGCTCCAAGATCGCGGAGAAGTCGGAATTGATCTGCGTCGGTTCGAAGTCTCGGACGGCGGCCATACAATTGCGCGAATCGTCAAACCGCGGGAAAGTGCATCGCGTGCAGCGCCGGCCGGTTCTCCCGCAGCCACGGCTCAGCATCGGCCATGCACTTGGCTGCGTCGTTGCCGCACGTCTGAGAGCCGACGTGATGCACGTAGGCGCGAGAAACGAAGTGCCGGCGCTTCATGTCGGCGCATTGCACGTCATCGGAAAACCAGTTGATCGGCGGAAAATCGACCCACGCGTCTCGGTGAATCCACGCGCAAATCGGCGCGATGACCGGCGTCTCGATGATGCTGCGCTCTGACTCGAATCGAAGGAAGTCCAAGCGCCCGGTGCCGCATCGGATGTTCTGTGCCCCGCGTGCGTAGTCGGACCGCGCTGCGACGTAGCCGACGTTATCGCAATGTTCTTTGATCAGTTGCACGTCCGCGAGAAGATCGCGCCACGTCGTTGGCGTGAAGACTATGTCATCGTTGCAGACGACGATCTGGTCGTGCTCCTTGAAAGCGATTTGTGCCGCGTGGTTGTAAGCCTCGCCGAACGTCGCGCCGACGCCGTGGAAATAGTAGGTGCGGACCTCCCGCGGAACGTAGGCCTTCACCGACGCCTTGAGCACGTCGAGGCACCTTGCGTTGGTCGTGCAAACGACGATGGCCGGCTCGGGAATCATGCCTTTTTTGCTCCCAGAATTTGCTCGATGTTCTCCGCGTCGATCAGCGTGCAGCCGCTTGCAATGATGCGCTCATCCCAGCCATGCGGCGCCACCATGCCATCCTCAGCGTTGACCTGAACCACGCCCGGCTCGGCTGCGCTCGGCTCGCCTACGTCGTGCAGGAACTGCTTCGCCATTCCCATCGTCTCGGCGTCGTCGGCGCGCACAAGAAAGCGGTGCTCGATCCGCTCCGGCTGCGCCGCCGTCGAGAGCCAAGCGTCGCGGAACGCAACTGATTTGGTCGAGTTCCCCAGCGTCTTTTGCGTGAGCCGGATCCGTGGTGCCGTGTGCTTGTGAAACACGAGCTGCAACGCCGCCGCGTCGTCCAGTTGGCCGGCGAGACGGTAGGCCCGCGCCGCGAGGTCGTGCCCGGCCCAGCCATACCACTTGACCTCGTGCGTCCACGGCCGGTCCTTCTCGGTAGGCTCGGGCAGGCTCAGCATCCGCGACGCCCAGAAGCTCGCCCGCTTGCCGTCGTTGCGCTCGAAGCTAAGCAGAATGACCGAGGCGATGGCCTCGCGGCACCAAGGGAAAACACCGTGCGCCGACATTGCGAACTGCATCGCCTCTCGCCGAGAAGCGACGAGCCGCGCAAGGTTGAGCCCGACCTCGTAGCGGAAGCTGTCGTCGAGGTTCGGGAAGCTCAGCGCGATGCGGCCGAACTGCTCGGCGGCCGTCTTGTTGCCGGCGCAATAGTGCTCTTGGTGAATATAGAAATACTGCGTCGCGGACTCGGTGACGCTGCGCCCCAAGATCGCCAAGTTTCGTTTGCGGTTGTCCTGCTTGATCGCAATCGGCTGATGGTGCCAGACCGGGGTTGACCAGTCGAAATGCCGGTCGTTCGGAAGTAGGAGCAGGTTCTCATGCACGTCGTGATGCCAGACGCGCCCGCTTGCAAATGCGCTGCGCCGCACGATGCGCTCGCGGTGAAGCTTCTTCCCGGTCCCGCGCACGTCGTAGGGACAACGGACCATGAGCACGTCGTCCGATAGCTCGGCGAGCCGGTCCCGCAGCTTCTCGGCCTCCGCAATCACGTCGTCGCAGTCGGCCCAAATTAGCCAGTCGCCGCACGCCTGCCCGAACGCTTGGTTGCGTGCTCGGGCGAACGAATCGACGTGCTTCCACGCCTGCGCCGTCGCGCCGTTCTTGTATTCCGAGAAGATGAATCCGACCGAGTGCGCCGCGCACCAGTCGCGCACGATTTGCTCAGTGGCGTCCGGTTCCTGTGAGCCGATGGCGCGGACGAGTGAAACCTCGTCAATCACGCCGTCGAAGCTGTCGAGCATCGCGCCGATTTGCGCCGCCTCGTTGCCGGTAATTACGCAGAGGGAAAGTATCATGGTCGTCGTTGTGTGTGCGTCAGGTCTTGACCAACGCTCGGACCGGTCAAAACAAAAAGCCCCACGCCGTAAAGCGTGAGGCTGTTGTTAGGTCGATTGAATCGCCAAATAAAAATCAATCAGCGGCTCAGGCCAAAGGCTTTGAGGAACCGAGCGAAAGTCTTTGTATTCGCTGGAAACCCAAAACGGCGACGAGCTTTTTGATTGATTCACGGGCGCTGGCAAAATCTGCAAATTCTCGTGATGATGCCATCCGCCGTGCTTGATTGGAATGATGTGGTCAACGTGGTGCTCGACTCCGGTTTGCTTCGTGAGCACTTCGGCGGTTTTTCGCATTTGTTCCTCAATCGAGGAATTGTGGTCCACGTGGAGTTGGTTGCGAGTTGTCGCGCGACGGTTGGATGATTTGAGTGCGCATCGCGGCCGATTTTCTTTGCTCCATTTTTCTACGCGAGCCTTCATTTTTTCGCGCACGTCCACCCGCTGAGAGTAACGCTCTTTTGCGTATACATTGAATTTGTTTTTGTATGATTCGGATTTTCTGAGCCT